ACCTCGTCGAGCCTGTCCCAGTTGCCGTCGATATCAGCCAGGTTAAAATACGTCGTAGTCGGCGATGAACGGTCTGTTTTCGTAAGGCCGAGATTCGGCGTTGTCGGTGTGCTCATTTATAATCCCCCTCCGGAAAAATGGTCCAGCGTCGTGTCTTCAATCTCTGCAATCGTCATAGCCTCCACCTCTGCAATCGTCAAATAACGGAACGTATACACGACGGCCAGGTGAGCGGGCTTAATTTCGTCGATAGCCGCCTTCAAGTCCCCGAGGTTTGGCGGGGCGCCGACTTGCCCGCTGAATTGCACGGTAAACTGATACAGCTCCGTCTGCTGCGATACAGTGACGGTACCGTTCGAGTACGCTTGCGCAACGCTCTGAATAAGGCTCACCCGCACCGTGCCGGTGCCGCGAATTTTGGATTTGATGACGGAGCGGCGCTGATCCACAGGTTTGCCCGTATCGGTCGGTATGCCGAATATTTGCTCCCACCGATCGAGCCCCCACGTCGCCGTATCGACGAATGCTTGGTCGAATGCATCCCGGATATCGGCCTGCAGCTCATCGAGTTGTTTGCCCTCCGCATCAAGGAGTGCTCGCGTCTCATAAAATTCCTCGAAGTACGGCGGCGTCTCGGCAAGCATCTCCCGCCCCTTCGCGCTCGCAATCGGATATTCGGTCATGATAAATTCACCGTGCCCTTTACAGCCACTGAACCGGGCGACACAACCACGTTCGACGTCCCGCCGTTAATCGTGAGATCCGACCAGTCCCGTACCCCGCTCGTACCCAGCAAAATCGAACCCACTTGCGCGAATTTGACGGATGAATCTGCCGCGAAGGCGATGCCGGACAAATAGCTCGTCATGGCATCGCTGAAGCTTGCCAAGACCTGCTCTTGCGTACGGGAACCGTCCAACGCAACCGTTGCCGCGACATCAACGTTCACCGCTGCCGCAGCAACAACCGTTACGCTCGCCCCAACAGGCGCCTGCCCCTCCCCTTGTCCCGGCACCGGATCGATGTAGGTCTGAACATCCTGCACCAATTCGCTGCTGGCCGGCTGCTTGTTCGAATCGATAATTACGACCTTCACCGTACCGTCGCCGTTCCAAAGCGGTATCACTTGCGCCCCGCCGACACCGGGCACCTCTCCGGCCCATTTCACGTAATGCGACTTGTTGCCGCTGGTAGCCGGCGACCTGACTTCCCGGAAAAATCGCTGCCGGAACGACTCCGTCTCTTCGTCATCTTCACCCGGCACGAGAACGTCCGCCAATTCCGCGCGCGCCAAACCGTCGATATAACCGATCGGGAGCATAACGCCGAAATCGCGATTGCCCGCCGCACCCGCCGTCTCGCATTGCAATTCGAACTGGCCCACCGCGATTTTGGCAGTGACCGTATAAGTGAGCGATCCCAATGAAAAACGGCTGCCGACGGGAATGTCGATAGCCGCATTTGCACTGTTATAAAAGAGGCCTTTCCGCGTAGCGGCGCTGGCCATGAAAGGAGTGACGCCGAACTCTGCCGCCCGCCGCTGCAAGTAGTCGCCAACCGCTGCGTCCGCAAAAGTCTGATTCAGTCGCGCTTCCAAGTCCGGATACACGAGCGCGAGCTGCGCGGCGACGATGGCGAGAGTGTCGTAAATGATGCTGCCCTGCCGCTGATCGACGTCCGCAGGAACGGCGCCAAGCATTAGCTGCAGGATCGACTGAAAATCTTTGGACTCATACATGTTGTGTAACGCCTCCTTGAAAATGGCCGAACGTCGAGACAACGGTAAACTCGGCCATAACCTCATCGCCGGTTGCGGTAACGTTCATCCCTTGAATGGCTGTTATGCGGTCATCCTGCAGGAGCGCTTGCCGGATGCGGCGGTTCAGTTCGCTTTGTACGATGGAACTGCTCGCGCCCGGCAAATTGGCCAATTCGCAACCATAGCTCGCATCGTAAATGTAATACCGAAACCGTTCGGTATCGAGAATCTTGTAGACCGCTTGCTTCACAGCCTCCAGGCTGTCTACCGTTCCTGCAATTCGCTTCGTTGTCATATCCATACGGTACGTCTTGTTTGGCTGCTGCCGAGCGATCTGCACCTCAATGTCGGCCTCCACGCCCCCTTGCGGAATCATTGGCCCACCACCCTATCGAAGATGATATATTGCTGCCCGCCCTGCACGCGAAGCAGCAGCACGATATCGCCGATCTGCAGCCCCTTGCGGATCTCGTACTCCGTATCCCCGATCGTCAGCTTGTACTCGGTCAAATGCTCCGGCACAATCAAAAAGTCCTCGCCGAGCGTGAAACGTTGGTCGACGTTCACCGCGAGAGGACCGGTCCCCGTTACCGTGCCGAATTGGGCCATCATCGGCTTGGTTGCGTCGTAAGCGGCGACGCTCGCCGCCTTCATCATCTGCAGCATTTTCATGGGCCGTACACCTTCAAGCTCAGTTTCATCGTATGATCCTCCGGTCCTTCGAAATTGTGCACACATTCTTCCACGATAAAATAATGATTCGTAGCGAGCTCGGCCATGTTGATCGACACCGCACAGCCCGCCCTCACAGCCACGTGACCGATCGCGTCGATCGAGAAGCTGCGGCTCTCCCTGTTTTTCAAATCGAGGAGATTTTTCGCCCACTCCTGCATTTGGGCTTCATTCGCATTGTCGTCGACCTTGCGGTAATACTGAAGCAGTCCCCACTTGGCGATGTTGGAGTCATCCGGGAGAACGATACCATCCAAACTCCCCTTCTCCTTATTGTTTCGCACTAATTTAATTTGATTGTACGTATCGCTGTCGATGGACCGCTTCCACTGATAGTCATAAGCTAGGCTTACGTCGCCTATCGAGATGTCCAGCTTCCAATCGAATGCGTTCCGGAGCCGCAGCTCGCCGAAGTCGTCGTAGAACACGAACAGCTTTCCGGTCCCCACTGTAGTCGCAGCCAGCGCATTGCAGATCATATCGAGCAACTTCGTTCCGTCCTCAAGTTGTGAAGGTATTTTGTAACCGGTGTCCTCCATCGTACCGACCTTCAGCTTCATGTCACCGGCGATCCGTGCGATGATTTCGCCCACCGTGACATTCTCGAACTGATACCAATCGTTCGCCATCAAGTAGCGAATCTGATCGTAAGCCGTAATTTTCACTGCTTCCGACCGACCGTTATCAATACTGAAAATATAGCCAAAAAACAGCGGCACCCCATCCTTTCGCACTCTCACGACATCGCCGGGGCTGTATTGAAAGCCGGTATTCTCGTACAGCCCGCCTTTGATCAACGTGAATTCGAAGCTCGCCGCTTTACCGATACGGGTCGTGCTGAGGGTCGCCGCCGAGACGATTCCCGACAAGTCCCAGAGGTTGCCGTCACGGTTATCGATAATAATTTCGAGCATAGCTCGCCTCCTCCTTACACCGCCGGCAGCTTAAGCACTAACTTGGGCGGCAATTCGATCACTTCCAAATCCGTCAAGTTATTCAGCCTCTTGATGTCATCGATCCGCTGATCCGTGTCGTAATAGCGCATCGATATTTGCCAGAGAGAGTCGCCTTCCTTGGTCGTGTACGTATCCGGCCTAATCCGCTCGTCGGGGCGAGCGGGGGCCCGTTGGACAAGGATCGGATTGCCAGCGCTGTCTTTGGCCTCGACGACTTTGCGCGCCGAATAGAATACATACTCCTTCAGCTTGAGCGTATACTCTATATCTCCCGGGCTGCCGGCCGCTTCTTTCCATTCGAACGACTCGATGGAGACCGGGAGGTTGATATCAAACAAACCCAAATACCCCTGGGATTTAGCAAATGCGGTGTGTTGCCCGGCGTAAACGAAGCGAATCGGATGCCGCGATGCCCACCATTTTTCGATCTGATTTACGTAATACATCGGCTCGTACAGGGGCCTAGTCACGACATACGGATACACTTGTGACGGAAATTCGCTGCTGAAGCTGATTTCCGTCAGTTTGGGACTTTCAATCACGTTAATTTCACCGGCCCGCGTTTCCGCCGTTCCCCCGCCTTGCCCTACAATGTTGTAAGTTTTCCCCTGCCCGCTGTGCGAAACTTGCAAAGAATCGATCGGGTTCACGGGGATTTGAAACGATTCTTCATAATTGTTGAAGCTAAGATGAATGGCGTAATCCGGCATTAGATAAACACCCCCTCCGCCGAGCTGGAAATAGCGCTTTCCATACGATCCCCGATACGATGGATCATTTCGTCGACGTCAACCTTCTCATGGAGGTCGCCGGTCGTGACTTGCAGCGTCGGCGTCAAGGTGACGAAGTTCTGGACCGCCTTCATCTCGGCCAGATCGCGCATCACCTTCAAATCTTCGCTGGAGATGTCGACCTTGTTGTCGATTTTGCCGACAGAGTCGACCCGCTGGATTTTCACGTTGTTGTCCCAGTTGCCTAAAATATTGTCCGCATTCAAATTGTTCGTCATGCCCTTAAAGGAGTTCAGCGCTTTGCCGGCGAAGTCTTTGCCTTTGCCGTAAGCTTCCACGATATCTCGTGGCTGCAGCTTATACTTGGAAAAATCGACAACATTCTTCGTAGTGGTCGGTTTTAACGACTCTATCCAATCATCGCTAATAAGGTCAAGCTTCTTTCCCTTTAGTTTCGGGAATAAGTCCGCCACTTTATTGATCTTCTCGATGAGGAAATTAACTAAACTGATAAAGTTACCCGCCACGTCTTTCACTAGATCGTAAAATAGCTTTCTGATGGCATATACCGGATCGATAAAGACATTTACGAGAAACTCCGCAAGAGAAAGAATCAAGTTCCAGAATGGCATAATTAAATTTGATAGGTGCGCAAACAAGGCAAAGAAAACTCCAGCCACAACGCCCACCACCTCGCTCGTGGAGACGCCGAAAAGATTCAGAATTTTAAGTACTAAGGCAATGGCTCCTATTATGGCCAATACAGGCCACACCGCGCTAAGCCATTCAACGATCCACATGACGGCAAGCACACCCAGAACCACGCCGACCGCGACCAAAATATTTTTCAACATGTTCCAGTGGCCGAGCATGAACTGTATCCCCGCTGCCGTAACGTTCGCAAGAACGCTTAGGCCAGCCGAGAGACCACTAAGCAGCGATTGAAACTTACCAGTTTCGAACGCTTTA